ATAAAATTAAATGAAAAAATTAAACCAAAAATATTCATATTTTATCAGATAAAATTTTTCAAAAACACTTGACTTTTAAAGCATAATATGATATAATATTTATAGTAGAAATAATATACTTCTACTGACTAATTTTATTGTAAAGGCAGGGAGTTAATTATGAAAGATATTAAGCAGTATTTTGAATCACATATAAAATGCGAAGTGTGTACGCTTAGACTGAAAGGCAATTGGACAACAAAAGAGAAAATCGACATTATAAAAAAGGTTAATCACCTTGAAGAAAATTACAAAATTAATGCTGAATACGATAAGGCACTTGACACCACCACGGTCTTATTTATGGTAGATTTTTGAAAGGGATGAAAACAAAATGCTTTCAATTATAGCAAAGGAAAAAGAAAATTCAATTGCCGTCAGTGTCGGCGGCACGACAAACAAATATGAATGTTTAGCGAGCTTGAAAACAATTTGTAAAGTATTTTACAAAGTTGCACAAGATGATGAAATGGTTAATAATGAATCAGACTTTAAGCTTGCATTAATCCATTTGATAAATGAATTAAATTTAAATGAAACTCCATAAAACTATTGACATTTTGACATATTTATGTTATAATAAATATGTCAATTAATTAGGGTTTAGACAAGTGGCTAAGTCAGCAGGTTTTGACCCTGCGAACGTCGGTTCAAATCCGGCAACCCTAACCAATCCCGAAAGGGAGAAAATTAAATTTAACATTTTGAGCCTAAAATTTTAAACGAAAGGAAGTGCAGAAAATGCCACCAAATTATCAAATGAACGCTTTTGAAATTGCAAAGCGTTATTGTATTGAAAAAGGTTATGAAGTTACAAATTTCAGCCTTTACCAATACAGCCCCGACAAAGTGACTTTGTTTGTTGCTGAAAATGCCGATGAAGTCGAAAACGTTGTTGTTCATAAGATAAGCGATACACAATATATTTTGTGGGCTTATGGAAACTTTGAAGAGAAGTTCACAACGTCCTATAATTATGCAACTGTTTGCAACACTTGCAATTGCCCAAATGATTACCCACTTTAAGAAAGGAAAAGCAAAAATGAAAGCTATTAAAAAAGTCATCAAAACATTTACTATTACGGGGTTTGTAATGGTAATGTGTGAAAGCGGTTATGAAAAAAGTCCACTTGGATGTGAAACAACGCAAAACGTAACAGCAAAGAACGCTGAAAAAATTCTGAAAGCTGTTAACGGAATCGACAAAAAAGAAAAGGTATATGTTGAAAGCATTACTGAAAATACAAATGCTTATGAAATGAGCGTTGACGATTTTATCAAAAACGCAAAGGTGATAAACCTTGACGAACAAGAAAAAGAAGTATAAACCATTTAAGCCTACAAAACAGGCTTTAAGAAATTATGAAAATTTTTTGGCGGCTTTTGCAGTTGTCAAAGGATATAAAACAAAATTTAATGAAAAGGAAGTAAATAAAAATGAATGAAAATGTTAATGCAAATGTAAATGAAATCACCGGCGAAGTTGTTGAGAGCTTTAACCTTGCACCCATAAATAACGAAACTGTACCCGTTGCAAGAACCTTTTACGATGATGATGAAAAATTCATCGCTAATCTCACAACACGTCAAGTGTCGTATTGCTCACTTGTTGCAAAGACTGACGATGAAAAGGCGGCACTTTATAACGCACAAAACAACACCCCGAATCGTCTGAAAGATAACATAAATGTACCAATCAAGCTAAAGCACATCTATGTTGAAGTCGTTAACCTTGAAAACCGTGAAACAGGTGCCACAATGCCTGCCCCCCGTATTGTGCTTATCGATGAAGAAATGAACAGTTATGCTTGTGTTTCAAGGGGTGTGTATAATGCTATAAGAAAGATAATAGGCATTTACGGCACACCGGACACATGGACAAAGCCGCTCGAAATCGTACCAAAGCTGATAAGTGTAAGTGCTGATAAGAATGTTTTAACTATTGACATTGTCCGCAAAAAGAAGTAATAAACGGGCGGCGGATTTTTCCGCCGCCTATTTTGTTTCACATGAAACATTTTGAAGAAGGTGAACACAATGAAAAAGATAAAATACAAAGAAACTGATTTGCAAGAAATGAGGAGAATAATCAGAGCTTTTAATCAACGGCGTGCATATCAGATTAAAAAGCATCCCGAAACAGCTAATATACAGCCGCCGAAAATGACAATAAAAGAAGTAAAAGAAAGTATTTATAGTAAACAAGATTTTGAGCAATGGAAAAATGACACTAAAATGTATACAGCTAAAACAGCAAAAGTTATTAAAAATAAACAGGGTGTACAATCTACAATTTACAATATCGAAAAGGCTAAAAAACAAATAGAAAGAAAGAACAAAAAAGCAAAAGAAAAACAAGCGAAAAAGCAGAAAGTTTTTGTAAACGGAAAAGAAATAAAAAACGCTAAAAAGGTTATAACTGAAAAAGAGAAAAAGCCTTTTAAAATTGATTTTGAAAAAGCAACAACTCAAAAGGCATGGGACAAAACAGTTGAAAGTTTAAATGTATATTTAGGCGAAAAAGACAAGCGGCACGCTGAACTATATTTTAATAATCTTCTTGAAGGTTTGAAAAAGAATAGCTATAATTATGAAGAATTCAAGCTATTATATGATGCTTTAGGTGTTGAGATTATTGATGCTTTGCTTGATTTAGGGTTTGATGCTGCTGACTTGGATTTTGTATATGACGTTGATATAGATGATTCAGATAAAGATGATAAGATTTTTGAAGAATTAACAGAACAAATAAAAGAAAGAAACAAAGTTGATATTTTTGTAAATTTGTTATCTGAATATTATAATGTACAAAATGACCCTACATTGAAAAAGTTGTGGGATGTTTTAGGAAATGAAAATATATTTAATTTATACCGTGAAAAATATTTAGTAAACTATCCAAAAGAACTATATGAACAGATTGACAAATTAGGACTACAAAACAAATTAAAAGAAGTCGAAAAGCAAGCACGAAAAGCAAAAAGAAATAATAAAAAGTAAGTAGGTGAAAAAGTTTGAAATATACAGCGGACTTTGAAACGACAACCGTTGAACCTGCAAGGGTTTGGCTATGGGGTATTTGCGAAATAGAAAATAGTGATAAATGGATTTACGGCGAAACTATTTCAGACTTTTTTGAACAATGCGAAAAATTAAATAATCCTACAATATACTTTCACAACTTAAAATTTGACGGTTCTTTTATTTTGTTTTGGCTTTTAAAACATCATTTTATTTTTCGTGAAAATCGTGAAGATTGTACCGGACATGATTTTACAACAATAATAACAGGTGACGGTTTATTTTATATGATTGAAATTTATTTCAATCGTGATAACAAAAGAAAGCCGAAAAAAGTGACATTTTATGATTCGTTAAAGATATTAAATATGCCTGTTAAAAATGTTGCTGAAAGTTTTAATTTACCTATTAAAAAGGGTTGTATTGATTATGACCGTCATAATGATTTTAACGCAGAAGTGACGCAGATTGAAATTGATTACCTTGAAAATGATATTAAAATAATGGCAATGGCACTAAAAGAAATGTTTAAGGAAGGCTTCAAAAAAATCACAATCGGAAGTTGTGCCCTATATGACTACAAAAAAGATATAGGAGAAAACATTTTTAATAAATGGTTTCCAAAATTAAGCGTTGAAGATGATGCTGAAATAAGGGCAAGCTATAAAGGCGGCTTTACTTTTATGAATCCGTTTTATTTTGACAAAACAATTAACAACGGCATTGTTTTAGATGTAAATAGTCTTTACCCGTCTGTTATGCATGATAAGCCGTTGCCATATGGAACACCAATAAAATTTGAAGGGCAATACACTAAAAATTCAAAATACCCTTTGTACACTCAGACAATACGATGTCAATTTGAACTTAAAAAAGATATGATACCAACAATCCAATTAAAACATAGTAGATTTTTTAATAAAACTGAATATTTAACAACAAGCAAAAACAATGCCGGAATTGATGAACCTGTTACACTTTGTTTAACTTCTGTTGATTTAGAATTATTTTTCAAACACTATGATGTTTTTAACGTCGAGTATTTAGGCGGTTATATGTTCAAACAAACAACAAAATTATTTAAAAAATGGGTTGACAAATGGACTGAAAAAAAGATACAGGCGACAATTGAAGGCAACAAAGGAAAAAGAACAATCGCAAAGCTTACACTTAATAATTTATATGGGAAATTTGCAACCAATCCAAAAGGCGAAAAGAAACAGCCATATATTGACGAAAAAACAAATAAATTAAAATTTAAATTAATTAGGTATAATGTAACTGACGAAAACGGCGAAAACATACTAAACGAAAACGGCGAACCGTTAACGACAAGTGTTGAAATGCGAGAAAGTTTATATATTCCCGTGGGTACATTTATAACAGCATGGGCGAGATATATTACAATTAGTACATCGCAAACAATTCATACAGAAAGTTTAAAAAAATTAGGTTACAGCCGTTATTTATATAGTGACACTGATAGTATACATTTAATAGGGTTTGACCTTCCGGAAAAAGTTGAAATACATGACACGAAATTAGGTGCGTGGAAATTAGAAAGTCATTTCCAAAATGCAAGATTTTTACAAGCGAAAAGATATATTGAGGAAGAATATATTTATTCTAAAAACGGCAATTATTTTATAAAAAACGGGTATGGCGATTACGTCACCAAAACGAAAGTTACTTGTGCAGGACTTCCGGCAAGCTCACACAAATATGTTAATTTTGTTAATTTTCATATTGGTGCTGAATATAGCGGAAAGCTCGTACCAAAACAAGTAAACGGCGGTGTTATACTTGAAGAAACAACTTTTAAATTAAGATAATTAATTTGTAAATAAGTGTTGACAAATTTATATAAATGTGATATAATGAAATAAAGAGTTCAAAAGTTTAATTTAATGTAAGTGTGCTTAGCATAAATCAAGGCGGAGAACCTGCAAGCAACATTTTCCGGTGATTCGGTGCATTATAACTTTTGGACTTTTTATTTTTGTTTCACGTGAAACATTAAGGAAGTGAAATAAATGGAATATTTTTTAATTAAAGATATTAAAAAAGTCGGAACAAAAGGACAAATATTTTCGCATTTTGAAATACAAGAAAAAGAAGAATTACAAATAGCCATTAAAGATAATTTTTTAATACCTTTTAATGAAACAAATATAGAAAAAAATTATAGTGTTTTCTTTTGGGATATTAATAAAGTTTTAACATATGATTGTTTATATAATTTTATTGTCGGAAATCGTGGTGCAGGCAAAACTTACGGCTGTAAAAAATATGTTATACAAAGATTTCTGAAATATAAAAAACAGTTCATTTATTTAAGAAGATACGCAAAAGAATTAAAGAAAATTAAAAAATTTTTTGACGCTGTTGCAAAAGAGTTTCCGGAATGTGAATTCAAAGTCAAGGGTAAAGAATTTTATATTAACGGTGAGCTTGCTGGATATTGTCAAGAGTTATCAACTTCAAAAATTGAAAAATCGAACGAGTTTCCGGAAGTCGAAACAATCATATTTGACGAATTTATAATTGACAAAGGTGTTTACCATTATTTGCCCGATGAAGTAACGAACTTTCTTGAATTTTATGAAACTGTTGCCCGTTTAAGGGATGTTAAAGTTTTCTTTTTATCAAATGCAATAACAATGATTAACCCTTATTTTACATATTTTAATATTAATATTCCTTTTAATGATAAAAAAATTTATGCCAAAGACGATAAACTAATACAGATATATAATAATGTAGGATTTATAAAACTGAAAAAGCAAACAAGATTCGGAAAATTAATCGACGGCACGGAATACGGAAACTATAACATGAATAATGCATTTTTAAGAGATAATAAAACATTCTTGAAAAAGAAGAGCGGCAATTGTGAATTATTTTTTACTTTCAAATATAAAAATGAAATTTATGGAGTATGGAAAAATTTAAAAGAAGGTGAAATCTTTGTATCAGAAGATTCAGACCCTACAAGAAAAATAACATACTGTATTACTAAAAGTGATTTAGAGCCTAACATGGTTTTGTTAACTTCACTTAAACAAAGCAAATATTTTAAATATTTTTTGAAATGGTTTGAGTATGGTTGTGTATACTATGAATCACAAAAAATAAAGCAAGTAGTTTATGAAGTTGTTAAAATGGCAAGTATTTATTAAATATTTTATATTTTAACAGCTATTGACATTTATTATTAAAAATGTTATAATAAAAATGAAAGGTTGTGATACAATGGCTGAATTAATAGATATTTTAACAAACAACGGTGTTGCGGTTGCGATGCTTGCTTATTTTGCTTACCGTGATTATAAGTTCAACGCACTTTTAGTCACAACACTAAACGACTTAAAAAATAATTTGAACAGCGGCATTAATAAAATTACCTTATCACTAAAAGAAAGGGGTGAAAAGAAATGAAATTATCACCGCATTTTGCAGACACGGAATTTTTTTGTTCATGTTGTGGAAAGTCTATTAAAATGTCAAACATTTTAATTGAAAGGCTTGAAAAATTACATGATATGATGAACGCTAAAGCGATTATAGTAACAAGTGGTTACAGGTGCGAAAAGAACCCTTACGGCATGAAAACCGATGCACATCGCAAAGGCTTAGCCGCTGACATAAAAGTACAAAAGCAAAACGGCACTTTTTACAAGTGCGAAGAAATTGCAGAAGCCGCCGAAAGAATCGGGTTCGGGGGTATTGGCTTAATGCCCCCCGATGCTTGTCATGTTGATACAAGAGACTGCGAAACATATAATAATAGTCATTGGTTCGGTTGCGAATATTCTTCCGGCAGTTATGTTAAATCAGATACTATAAAAACTTTCCAAAAGGGGACAATTTTCCCCGAAAGAAAAAGCGGAAACGCAAAAAGGCTTTTTGTATCTTATGAGGGTAAGACTTTACTTGATATTAAAATATAATTTGTTTCACGTGAAACATTTTGAAAGGTTGTGAAATGTATGTATAGTGTTGACGAAATGAACAAGAAAATTGATAGTGTTTTATCTATGGTCAGCGGCGAAAATGTTGACATTGGAAAAGTGTCAACGGAATTAACAGAAATACGTGAAAATTATTTAGAAGAAAATAATGCACGTATAAAAGCTGAAAGCGACTATGAAAAAATAAAAGCCGACAATGAAAGCTTAGTTGCCGCTAACAGTGCATTATTTTTAAAAACGGGTGCAATTCTGAAAAACGGCGGCGAAAACCCACTTGAAAAAGAACCCGAAATGCAGAAAAAAGAACCATTTGACTTTAATTCTTTGTTTGATGAAAACGGGGAATTAAAATAAATAATTAATGAAAGGATGATGATAAATGTCAAAATCATCAATTGACACAAAAGTTGCAATGCTCAACGGCATAAGAGACGTTGCAAGTGACGAGTATAAAAATGCCGTGCCAATTGCTACAAAAGACAATTTACGAGCAGTCGGTAACCCTATTGTCACTTATCAGGCATTTATGAATGAATTTCTTACCCTGTTTGTGAATAGAATCGGTATGCCGATTGTAAGAGCAAGAAGTTTCAGAAATCCACTTGCAATTCTGAAAAGAGAGGGCGACCCATTAGGCACTGACGAACAAGAGTATTATGTTAATCCTGCAAGTGGTGAGGACTACAACGCAAGAAGCACGGACTTGCTTGCACAAACTGACCCCGATGTGAAAGTTTCATATCACCGCATTAACCGCCAAAGAAGATTTGCGGCAACGATTCAATTTGCGGTAATCCGTGGTGCTTTCCTTGAATGGAGTGGACTTGACCGCCTTACTGATGAAGTTGTTAAAAGTCTTTACAATGGTAATTACATTGAAGAATATCAAGCAACAAAAAGTATCATTGTTGCAGGCATTGCAGACAACACAATGCCGATAATTGAAACAACCACACCAACGGACGAAACAAGCGGAAAAGCCTTCATGAAAACAGTCAAGAAAATTTTCGGTGATTTTGCTTTTCCACGTACACAATATAACGCTTGGAATTTACTCGTGCCAAATGACCCTAAACCACTCGTCACATATAGTAACTTAACTGACATCATTTTCTTTGTAAGAAATGACATAAACGCAGAAATCGACGTTGAAGTTCTTGCAAAGGCTTACAATCTTGATAAGACTAATTTTGTCGGCAAAGTAATCCCCGTTGATAATTTCGGTGTAGGCTTTGAAAATGTACTTGCAGTAATGTGCGATAAAGAATATCCTGTAATCCTTGACAAGCTCAATATTATTGAGGATTTCCGAAACGGTTCAAATCTTTCAGTAAATTATTGGTTACACGTATGGCAAACAATCTCAACAAGTCCACTTGTTAACGCTGTTGCATTTGTTGACCCTAATGTTGATATTACAAAACCAGACGAACCTGCTGACCCTACTGACCCCGTTGACCCTTCCGATGATAACAACACATGAGTGTTGCACCGTCAACAATAGTTAATTTATTAAATGTGCCGTTACAAGCAAATCAGAAAAACCAAATTGACTTTGCAAATGTAGCGGCACAAATTACATACTTTAATAGCAGGATTGTAAAAATTGCTAACTCTTTTACATATCAGCGGAAGGATAATATAATTAGAGTACCTTTTAACGCAGATACAATTCAAAATGTTAATTATGTAATGTATGATAATATCAATTATAAAAACAAATGGTTTTATGCGTTTGTTGAAAGAATTGAATATATAAACGATTCATGTACACATTTGCATATAAAAACTGATGTATGGCAAACATGGCAATTTGAACTAATTTTTAAACAAAGTTTTATTGCCCGTGAGCACGTTGCTGATGATACGGAATTCAAACATACTTTGCCCGAAAATGTTTATAGTGGGGAACCTAAAATTTTTGACGTAAGAAAAGCAACTGACGAAAATTTTTCAGCAAGAAACCAAACGGAATTTGAGGATAATTATTATGTTGCTATTTTAACAATTGACCCCCTAACAAGTTTTCCGGCAAGAAATACAGGATTAACGTTATCCGGAAACGCTAAAGCCTGCTATACATATTGTACAGATATAACGGACGTGAAAGGGGTTTTGTCTAAAATAACTGACGACGGTCAAGCGGATAAAATTTTAGCGTTATATCCAATTCATAAAAATTTAATAAATATTGAAAATGTGCCAAATCAAACGGGATATAATATGTATTGGTTTTCGGATGCATATCAATCAATTATAAAACAACATTTTTTTAGTCGTGATAGGATGCTATCCGGCTATACTGTAAAAAATAAAAAGTGTTTGTGTTATCCTTTTAATTATTTTGTTTTACAAAACAATAATGGGTCAAAAGCCGTTTTAAAAATTGAAGATTTTTGGAATGTGAAAGAAGGGTTACAAGATTATATTATTTTGAACGCACATTATTCATGTGCTTTGCCCCCGTCGTTAATTGTTGCCCCTGCTAATTATAACCGAGCTGAAAATTCTTTACTATCGGGTGAAAATTTTGATTATTCTATTGAATACAATGACTTTCCGCAAATTGCATATAGCTATGACATTTTTACACAATATTGTGCAAGAAATTCCAGCTCTTTAGAATTCCAAAAATATAATTATCTTGTAAATACTTTTACGAACCCTTTAACACTCATGAAAAAAGAATTGACAAGCGATATGCTTTTGCAAGGCGAGAACAACTTCCAAGAAATGCAAAGTTTTGAATACATGGCACAAATGAGTGACAAAGCAAAACAGGGGTCAAGTTTTCACGGTAAGCCGTCCGGAAATATGCAATTTTTCAGCGGTTCAGCAGGTGTATATCTTATGTGTTATAGTCTTGATTATGAGGATTTACAAATTGTTGATAGTTATTTTACAATGTTTGGCTATAATGTATCAGTTGTAAAGGATGTTAATTTTAAATCCCGAAAAAATCATAATTATATCGAAACTAAAGACATAAATCTAACAGGAAATTTACCCCAAGAAGATTTACTTGAATTACAAAGAATTTTCAACAGGGGTGTTACATTTTGGCATAATCCACAAACTTTCGGGGATTACAGTCAAGATAATTCACCAATATAAAAATTGTTTCACGTGAAACATTTAAAAGGAAGTGAAAAAATTTGAAACCTGCAATTAATTATTGTGGCATTGCAAGCAATGAAGATGAAGCGTACTTTTTGAACGCTCAAATTTTTATTGACATTTATAAAAGACTAAAGCTTTTAGCAACAAACAGATACAAATGGAAAGGACTGCCGCCTTCATGTGATGCACGCTACCTTGAAGAATGTCTTTTTGACTATGGACAATCAGCATTTTTGAATGATTTTTCATTAGGATTTTTAAATACAAAATGTATAGGTACGGACGAAATTAATTTATACCATATACCCGTGAAATATCGGTGTTATGGGATTAATTATGACAGAGTTTATAAAACTGATGATATAGTTATTGTCAGAAATAATAGTATGACTTTACCGGATAGAAACACGATTGAAATTTTTGCAAGAAAATTAACAAACGCAGACCGCACAATTGATGTTAATATTAACGCTCAAAAAACCCCCGTTATTGTAACGTGTGACGAAAACAAAAGACTTTCCATGCAAAACGCTATTAAAAAATATTCCGGAAATATTCCGTTTATTTTTGGAGCAAAAGACTTTGACCCGAAAGACATACAAGCTTTAAATTTGCGGTGCGAATATGTTGCGGATAAAATTCAAGAATATAAAAGAAGTGTTTACGGCGAAATTTTAACATATTTAGGTATAAATAATGTTGATTTTGAAAAGAAAGAACGTTTGACTGATGATGAAGTAAATGTGAATAATGGGTTAATTCAAAATTATGCTGAAATTGGGCTTGCTTATAGGCAACTTGCGGCAGAACAAGCAAACGAAAAATTGTGGAAGGGTAAATTTACTGTAACTGTTGAAAAAAGAACTATTAACGAGCTTAAACAGTTTGACACTTTAGGGGTGATATAATGGCAACATATACAATACAATTAAAAAATTTAATTGGTTCGGGTTTTGATATAGGGTTAAAAGATTACCCGATTTTTGACGAAGAATATAGAAAAATTTTAAACAATAAAATAATTGAGCATTTTTATTTTAGAGAAATAGGACAAGAAACCCCCGAACTTTTCAAGTTTTGTTTAAATCGTAAATTAAAAGAAATCATGCCTTATTATAATCAGCTTTATTTATCTGAAAAATTAAATTTTGACCCGTTTATCAATTTCCATGAACTTACGACATATACAAAAAATCAAGAAATTACCGACACTTATCAAGAAACAGGCGGCGAAAGCGGAAATAGTTCAAAGAATGACACGGCAAGTACAACACAAAATACAAGCGGTAATGCAAGTGAAAATTCTTTGAGTGTAGCAAGCGATACTCCACAAGGTAATATTGATATAGTTCAGTTAAAAAATAATACATACGCAACAAATGCACAAAAAAGTGAAAGCGAAACCGAAACTTCAAGCGAGTTAACAGAAAGTAACGAAAGTGAAGGCACGGCACAATATACAACACAAAGAAATAATAACAGCACAAATAATCGAGATTTTGAAGAAAGGTACAATAAAAATATATCCGGTTCAAGAAATGAAAACCCGTCCGAAATGCTTTTAAAATATCGTCAAACTTTGCTTAATATTGATATGATGATAATTGCAGATTTAAATGAACTTTTTATGCTACTATATTAATAATGTTTCACATGAAACATTTAAAAGGAAGGTGCTAAAATGAAGAAAAAAGATTTAAACTTCATCCCGACAATAGTTCAGAAAACAATGTACTATTGTCAGAACGTTTTACCTATGGTATTTGATAACTCACTTTCATATTTAGAAATGATAGGAGTTATGAAATGCAAGGTTAATGAAATTATAAAAGCAATTAACAATCAGAATCTTAATATAACTGAATTTGAGAAATTAATTGCACTGAAAGAAGAAGAATTTGAGAAGGTTGTTAACAATCAACTCGCAGAAGTTCAAGAAAGTTGGACGGCTTATAAAAACGAAATTAAAGCAGATATTTTAGCATTTAAAGCTGAAATTACGGAAGATATTTCAAATTTTGCAAGTCAACTGAATAACTTTGCAAGTGACCTTTCAAATTTCTCTTACCGCCTTGAACAGCTTGAATCACAACTTGCAACGACAAATACTAATGTTGAAAATGTTGAAAACCGTGTTGAAACACTTGAAACAAACACAACAACAATCGAAACAAATGTTCAGAATCTAACAAACAGAACAACCACAAACGAAAGCAATATTAACACACTTTCGGGTCGTGTTTCATCATGCGAGCAGGGCATAGAAGATAATACAGCTGATATAGCAGAAAATACATCAAAAATTACAGCCTTAGAAAATGCCGACAGGGTCGGCAGAATCGGTGAAGAAGGTCAGCAGGTTGTAATTGGTGAAAGTACTTACACAATAGGCAATAACGCAGAATATTTTAACGACTATTCTAATCCGTCAAGCAATACCGCTATTGGTAATTATTCTCATGCAGAAGGCAGAAGCTCAAAAGCCGTCGGAAATAATTCCCACGTTGAAAATTTTAACAATTATGCTTTTGGTTCAAATTCACACGTCGGCGGTGCATCCTGCGAAAGTTATATTAATGGCTCTTTCGTGCATGGTATTCAGAATATTGTGCCCGAAAATTCACTTTCAAACGGCGGTACAGTTATAGGTAAATTTAATAATTATACTGAAACTGATACAAGCACACTTTTTGTTATCGGTAACGGTAACGAAAATACACGCTCAAATGCTTTTGTTGTTCTTGATAACGGGCATATTATTGCAAACGGCATTGACCTTTTAAATGAGATTGAAGCCTTGAAAGGTGAAATTGAAATTTTAAAGGGTAATGCAATAAATGTTAGTCCGTTAACAGATAATCAAAACGGTTTTACAGAAACAATAACAGCATATGAAGAATATTAAAAGAAAGGAAGTTTTATAAATGATTATTAAACAAACTTTTAGCGGAAATACTGCACAAGATTGTGCCCAAGAAACATACAACTTTTTTAATACATATTGCCTTGATATTTTTGACAATGTTGATTTAACTGAAAATGTTGTCACGTTAACAAAGGGTAATGCAAAAATTAAAATCTCACCTATGCAAAGTGTTGATATTGTAAAAGTTACTCTTGCAAATGGTCGTGAAGGTGGTGCAGGCGGTTCTAATAAATATTTAACTAAAGTTATTAAAACGTCAAAAGGTGTTATGTTTAGAACTTCAAGCAATACTTCACACTTTATCAATAAAACAAGTGCAACATTGTTTATGATAAATCCTAATGACAGCAACACATTTGCTGACTTGCTTTATTCTTCAAATTTTTCAAACCATATGAATATGACTAAAATAATTTGCAACAGTACAGCTTTTGCTCCAATTGTTATTGATGATTCAAGCAATAACACGGACGGTATTTATTATACACCATTCATGCAGTATGATTTAGCTTTTGGCACGATTTCAACAGGCAATTTAAATTTTGCTTGTAGCGGTTATATTGCATTAAAAGACTAAAAATAAAGGGCGGTTTAAACCGCCCTTTTTCCGTATACTTTATTTAATGCTCGTTTTACTTCGCCTTCATTGCCAAACACAATATTGTATTTTTTAGAAAAATGCTTTGCAAATTGATAGCATCTTAATAATGTGCCCGTGAAAACTTCACAATCCTTTAAGGTTTCTTTATCCCTAAATCTTACACAATGAACTTTTGAAAAATATGTGCGTTTATCACCGAAATAAACACCCCTTACAACGTCAATATAGTTAACATTTTCAATTTTGACTTCTCTTTGAATAGTTGTATACATTTTACATTCTTCCTTTCATTATTCAATATACTCTATAAACTTGATAAACTTGTCAAGTTTCTTTGTGTATAAGACTATTATTTTGTCTCCCCTAATATCCGTTATAATAGCTTTGTTTTTCTCTTTTTCAATTCTGATTTTGATAATATGTTCGGAATTGATTAATATTTCCTTTTCACTTTCTAAATCTGTAAGCCTAATAAACATTTGTTACACTTCCTTTCACTTATTTACACGGCACATATTCAACAATGATTTTAATAATATTGCCGTTTTCGTCCGAAATCGGATTAACTTTTACAACGTCACTCCCTTTTAAAAGTGTTGATAAGTCGTTTATTAATAAATCGTTTAACTTCATTTGTTTTCACTTCCTTTCACTTGTTTAATTCAGCTATTAAAATATTGTTTTTATATATTTGTATTTGGTCAACTTTGTACAATAATTGTTTCATCCAGTAAATACAATCACAAATTGCAACATATAAATTATTGTAGTATATATTATCTAAACAAACACCATTTAACAAATATTTGACTTCATAAGGAATGTACATTTTATTCACCTTCTTTTATTTCTATTGCATTTATTAAATTTTCAGCGTATCGGGATTCAATTAAACTTCTTTTTATTCCGTAAGTCGTATTTCGCATATTTTTTATGGTGTTAAAAATGGGGTATTTTACCATTTTATTTTCATTAATTGTGCAATTTATAGTATAATAATATGTTGGCTTTTTGTATTTATCACCGTAAACATTTCTATTATGGCATATATCCCCGGCTCTTAAATTGTCTCTTAAAAATGTTGAACGTGGATTTTCAACAATTAACGGCAAATGTGCAACTTTACAATAGCATAACAGCTTTTTTAGCATTCTTAAATAAAAGCTTCTTTTCTGTAGTCTATCAGCAATATATTTGTCAATTTGGTCATTACTCATATTTTTAAACGTTATTGATTGTCTTCTAAAATATAAATCATTATTATTAGAAAAATATGTACATGGAAAAAATGCTATAATTAAATCATTACTATTAATATTATTGAATAAATTAGACTTTGATATATTTTTAATTTCACACAATAAATCCATTATTATATCAGTTTCGTTAAATTGATTTTCTATATCAATATCAATAGCATTTATTCCTTTTTTCAAAAATATATTTTTAAATGTTCCAGACTGCTCAAATAAACAATACACTTTATTTAATTTCATATTAATTACCTACCTTTCAAATATTATCTAACCGCTACAGCAATAAAAGTATAAGACGGATTATCTTTAGTTAATTGTATGCACTCTTTGTCTATCTCATGTCTTGTACATTTTCTATAGTCGATAAAATCTGTATAAGCATGAGCGACATTAGGTGTAACAAATAACTTATATAATCTTTTTGTATGATAATAGTCGGGTCTTTTTGTTCTCATATTAATTACCTGCCTTTACAATAAAATTAGTCAGTAGAAGTATATTATTTCTACTATAAATATTATATCATATTATGCTTTAAAAGTCAAGTGTTTTTGAAAAATTTTATCTGATAAAATATGAATATTTTTGGTTTAATTTTTTCATTTAATTTTAT